CGCCTTGGCCTTCTCCGGGTCGACTTCCTTGTCGATGTTGGCCTGGGCCTCTTTCATCTTCTTGGCTTTCGCCGGGTCTGTCGCTTCGACGTACTTCATGGCCAGGGCCATGGAGGACTCGATAACGTTCATGCCCTTCTGCAGGCCGGTGTTCAGCGAGGCCTGGTAGTCGATACCTGCATCCTTGTAGGCCTTGACCACATCGCTGGAACCGATCTTCTCCATCCAGTTCTTGAAGTTGTTCGCCGCCTCATCCGAACTGCCGGCAGTCTTCATCTGCACCTGCAGCATGGCGCCCAGGGAGGAAACCGAGTCCATGCCGGTGATGCCGTTCTTTTCCATGCCGGCGAGCAATTGCGGGAACCACTTGGCCATGTCGCTGGCCTCGAAGCTGCCCGCCTGGCCTTGGTAGGCGATGGCCTCCAGGGCCTGCTCCATGACCTTGGGATCGCTGATCTTGGCGTTTTGCTGCAGCGCCATGATCATGCTGGCCGTGTCGACGCCCGAGGCGCCTTGGCCGACTGCGAACTTGGCCGCCGTCGGCGCATAGGCCATGGCCTTGTCCAGCTCCATGCCGGCGCCGACCAGCTGGTTGATCAGGTCGGCCACATCATTGCGGCCCATGCCGGTGTCTTTGGCCGTCTGAATCACGGTGCGGCTAAGCTGCACCTCCTCGGGCTTGTTGACCGCATCGGCCTTGATCGCAATGTCGCGGATGATCGCCTGATAGTCGGCGCTGATCTTGGTCGGCACGGCCGCCAGGCCCACGCCCACAGCGGCCGCTGCCGCGTTGGACTTGAGCCCCGAGCGGCCGGTGTCGATTTGCTGGTGACCCTTAAGCTGCAGGTCGGCGCCTTTCGCCTCGCGGGCCAGGCGCTGATATTCGCGACTCAGGCGGCCAACCTCGACGCCCTGCTTGCGCAATGAATCCAGGTTGCCATTGAGCTTGCGCAGCAGCTTGTCGGCGCCGGCGGCGCCGGTGTCGTGCGCCCGCTTCCACTCGGCCTGCAGCTTCATGGTCTCGCCAATGGTGCTCTTGCGCACCTTGGCCTTATTGCCTTTCTGTTCGAGCTTGGAAATGCGCCCTTCGACGTTCTTGAACGCGGCGCCGACCGACGATGCGACGGCGCCCCCGATCACCAGGGCTAACTGCATTTTTGCCATCGGTTACCCCCTGCTCAGTCCGAGAGCCACCACAGCATGTCCGCGAAGGACATGCCGGATATCTCAGCGGCCGAGAAATTCAGCTCGGCGGCCAGCCGCTTGGCCAGCCGCTTTTGCGTGGCCGCATCAAACGTCGTCGTCTTGCACCAGGCGAAAATACGCGGTCTGCAGGCGGGTGTAGTCCTTGAGGGCCATGCCTTCCAGGTCCTTGGCGCTGACCTCGGCCAGCGAAGCGAACAGGTTCAGCTCGCGCTGCTCGTCATCGTCGCCGGCGCCCTGCTGCGCCGCGCGAATGTCGCGCACGGTTGGCGAGCGCAGGCTGACGGTATCGACCGTCACGCTATTCAGTTCGGTTGGCTTGCTCAGCGTTACGGTAACGCGGTCGGCCGACAGGCTCAGCCAGGCTGGGGTTTTCTTGGTGGTCATGAGGGTGTTTCCTTGAATTCGTAGGAGAGGTGGGGGTTACAGACCGAGCGCGGCGCGCTGCTCGGCCAGCTGGTCGACGCCTTCAATAACGCGGCGCATGCCCAGCGCATCGATCTCGTAAACCGTGCGGTCGTCGACCTCCAGCTTGTAGTAGGTCAGGCTGACTGCGTGCTTGATCTCGGCCTTGTCGCCGGCCTTCCAGTCGCCCATGTCGACCTCTTTGAGGCTACCGCGCAGGGTGACGATCACCGGGTTGATCTTGCCCTTGAGGCCCTTGAAGGCGCCCCGGAACACGCCATTGAAGGCGGTACCATCGGCTAGGCCGAAGAACTTCAGCGACTCGCGGCGCACGCCGGTGGTGGTGAAGCTGGCCTCCTGCTTTTCCATGCCCTGGTCCATCTCCACCGGCATATCCATACCGCCGGGGCGGTACTCCTCCATCTTGAGGGTGAGCTTGGGCAGGGTCAGGCTGGGAACATCGCCTTGGAAGCTGATGCCATCCACGAACAGGTTCAGGTTGGCCAGGGTTTCGGGAATCATTGCCATGTAAAGCGCTCCTTATGCAGCCGAGTCGAGAACTTCGGTCAGGAATTGGTTGGTGATTTCGACGCGGAAATTCGGGTTTTCCGCCGGCGGCACATCGGTGAAGCGGATATTCCAGTACACCTTGCCCTGCTCCAGCTGGCTGGCGGTGTTCAGCTCGGTGTCCGCGTACACCTCGAAGTTGATGATTGCGCCCTGGTTCTTGAGGTCGCGCATGAACGCCTGGAGGCCTTCGGTCACATCCCGGATGTAAGTCGAGGTGATCGAACGGTCGACCGCCCACTTGTGGCCGTACAGGATCGCGTCCATGACGATATCCATGGTCCGCACGCGGGTGACGAAGGCCCACTTAGGGTCACTCGACAGCGTGCGGTTGCCCCACAGGCGGTAGCCCTCGTCGCGAATGATGGTCGCGATATTGGCGTTGTTGAGCAGGTTGGCCCGGCAGGTCTCGTCGCCGTCCAGGTACTCCACCGAGCGGGTGGTGCCGGTCACACCGACAAATTCCTTGTTCGATGGCGAAGCCCAGAAGCCGTATTCGGCATCGGTCCAGGCGAACAGGCCGGCGGTCCAGGCCGATCCTGGGGCATCCACAGTGGCAGATACCGTGGTGTCCCAGTACTTAACGCCCGGGTCGACCATGAACGCGCGCCGAGCACCGAACTCGGCGGCGTAGGCCTGGGCGGCCTCGTCGGTAGTGCCCGGGCCGTCGAGGATGGCGAGACCGCGCACCTTGTCAGCCAGGCCCACCAGCGCGGTACCCACCGCCAGGGTGGAGCTGTGCTTGGGCGCCACCAACAGCCGCGGCTGGGCGTTGAAGCGGCTTTTACCATCGAGCAGCGCCTGCAGGCCGGTACGGGTGCCATCGGCCAGCACACCGCCGATGATCGCGGAGGTCTGCGCGGCCGCATCCTCCACCTTGGTCACGCCACAGGCGACGATCACCGCCTTGGCGCGGGCGTAGACCGCCTGGCAGGCCTTGGCGATGGCCGAGCCAGCACCAAAGGCGGCGATAGCCTCGCGCTCGCTGGTGATGAGCACCAGGTCGTTTGCCTTGGCGGTTGGGGTGCTATCCACACCAGGGCCGGGGGTGAAGGTGTCGACCAGGCCAATGATCGAGGTCGACGGCAGGGCGATGGTGCGCGCGCCGTTGTCGACGTTCGTTACGGTAACGCCGTGAAAGAATCCAGCCATGTTTACTCCAGATGTAAAAAGGCCCCGCAAAGCAGGGCCAGGTGGTACAGCGGAAAAGAAAACGCCCCGTCAGTGCGGGGCGTTATTGAATTTGCTCAGCGAGCCAGGCCGGCGCCAAGGGTCGCTGAGTCGAGTCCGGAAAGGCGGTCGACTGCGGCCAGTCGCGCAGCTTCTGGATGTAGCCCAGTAGCTCCACGAAGCGCTCCGGGGTCAGAGTGGTCTGCCGGAATAGCTCCTGCTCGTCACGGTGACGGTCGCGAACTGCGCAAGCCTTAACTAGCATGCCGTCGCGCCACATCCGCTCGGTGACCGGATCAGCCAGCAGCTCGCGTTCTTTCAGCGACGGCGGCTCGGTGGTGAAGTCAATCACTAGCCCTTTCGTCGATCCTTCGCACAGCGCCTGGTGCAGATCCTGGCTGATTTCAACAGCGTCTGCGGGGATATGGTCGTGAACACCCTCAACGAAGAACGTTCGCTCTCTACAGCTCGAATAAATTCTCATCGGACTCACCATCAGTTTCCAATCGCCTCCCAGTACACAACGCGAACGCTGTTCAGGTTGTTATCCATGAAAGCCTGCATGTCGACGCCGCTCTTCAGCGGTGAGCCCACGCTCAACTCCTGCCGGCAAGTTCGATAAATCGCCTGGGAGTCATAATCGGAGCTCCAGACGCCGATAGAGGCGACGACGTTGAAACAGTTGTTGGGGAATTGAATCGGGAACACAACATCAATATTTGCTGTCGCCACCCCTGACGGAGTCAGGATGTAACCCCATTGTTTGATCGCCCCGCCCGGGATCCTCTGCCAGCCATAGTTACCCTGCAAAGAACCAAAGGCGCCGGAGAACTGGTTGGCAGCAGTCCCCCCCACGACAAACCAGAGATTGGAGCCCGCAATTAGCATCAGCGAGTCGCCTGGCTGCATGACCAACGACGTCACCCCGCCCCCACCGCCAGACCCAATTGCATCAGCGCCCTGCCTGGCGATGGTGAAAGGCACCGCTGCAAAGTTGAACAGCAAGATGGCATCCGCATTACGCACTTCGGA